CACTCTTATCGCAAACTGCTCGTTTACCTTACCGACAAGATACCAGTTGGAAGTTGGAAAACATGTGTGAAAACAAGGAAAATATTGGGGGCTTGACGAGATGACAAAAAGATACCACCATGTCATCTGGGATTGCCCAATGTGTGGCATAAGAAACTGGAACAAATGTTACGGCTCTGTTGACAGTGCGCGTTACCCATGCTTCGCGTGCGGAGCATTTTGCCGGATGACATCCGCCAAAATTCAAAGCATAACATACTCATTCAAAAAAGCACTGGAGGTGTTTCGACTTGGCAAACTTTGACAGTAACACAGGACAAGACCGTTACAAGAAAGGTCAGAAGTTTCACGAACACATGCACTTTGTGTTACAGCAACGCGGATGTGAGCTTCTTGGCGAAGGTACGCCAGAAGAAGACATGGAAGGCATTGATTACTGGTACGAGATGCCGAAGCGATTTGCCAACTGCTGGTCACGATGGGACGGCGGCTCGCCTTGTCCCATCGTTGCTGTTGATTACAAGGTCATGTTTGGCGAACATCTTGGTGTTCAAGACCGTATGCGAAAGTCAAAAACAGAAGCATATGTGTTTGGCCGAGTTTTTCCCAAGAAAAAACTCGTCGCTGTGTACATGATAAGCAAAGAACGATTCTGGAGTCACCCAAGATTGCGTTCAAGAGTTAACAAACACGGCGAAAAGTACTGGTACATTCATCGTGACTTCGTCACGACTCGTGACTTTCACAGACTTGGCGGTCGTTACTTCGATTAAATCAACATCGGTGCAACATCGACGCCAAGACTGGCGGCGAGCAACAACAAGACTGGTCTTACCATCTTGGTTATTGCTCGCAACTCGACAACCACTTCTTCAACCGCACGAAGACGGTTATCCAAACGGTCAAGACGAGCATCTTGTTGTCCATCAACGTCTGACATCAGACCATCTCGGTGTTACCGTTGTTGTTTTTGACCACAGGTGGGAAGTTTGATCGGACTGGACCAACAAAGAAACCTGGAAAGTCCTTTACAATCGAACGGAACCAATCGGGAGCTGCACCAAAAATTGCCGAGTCAAAGCCAAAAGCATCTGTATGTCCCACCATTTTTGAGGATGCGAGGGCTGCTGCACGCAATGAAGGTCGTGAATACATCGTCTCAGCATCGTCTCCCAGACCCAAATACCACCCAGAAGCAAAGCCAGTTTGGGAAGTATCTGCCATAAGTTCGGGTCGAATGCCACCAATTTGCCACATTGGGAACCCTCCTTCAATTTCAGCAGGGGTAACTTGACGGCCATTTGAGGTCAAAAGACGCATTTGATGTTGGTTGTACTCACGCAGCATACCGATTCCGTATTCCACATCACCAACATCCACGCTGTCCACCGCTGCATATATGCTCATGGCAAACTCACGGGAGACTGGTCCCGTTCCTTGTTCCCATATCACAGTAAAGTACAGGTGTGGTGTGTACCATGTGAAGGTATCAGTTGCGCCCAAGAAGTTGTTTGGAAACTCTTGGTTGTACCATCGGGCGTTACCTGTCGACCACGAGAGACGCACAGCCTTGAACAAAACTTCGTTGTCACCCGCAAGTGGACCAAGTCCACCAGAAGTTGCTGAGCTGTGGAAGATTTGATCGGACAGCACAATGGGGTACGGTGTCACATACACTTGCATCTTCATGTCGTTTGATGTGTTTGTTGCACCACTGATGTTGTCGTCAAAGAAGTCAAAGTGGTTGAAGGTATGACGCTTGCCGTGTTGCAAGTTAATGCGCTTCTGCACAATCATCAAGCCGTTGTCACTTGATGCAGTCGTTTGCAGTGTCTCTCGGATTTCATGAACTGCCATTACTTGCGACCTCCTTTCTTCGTCTTGTTGTATGCTGTGCGTGCAGCCTTGGTTCTCTTACGCAGATACTCTTGGCTGCTTTCGTTCTTGCGCTTGGCACGGTACGTAAACTTCTTGTTGAAGATAATCCACGGGTTCTTGCTCTTACGCTTACGCTTGGGTGCAGGAGCAGCAAGCTCAGCAAGCGTCTCCTGTACGTCATCAGCGTTGTCACCAGTCGCAAGCAGGGTCTCACCAGACTTGATGTACACCTGCATTGACGGCGAGCCTTGAATCATGTACGCTTGGTACGCTGGGATGGCAATCATGTCAATTGGGAAGACCATGTTCTGGTCTCCAACAATCAAGCCCGAGACAGCGCCCACAGTGGCTCCAACGGGGCCACCAATTGCTCCACCGATTGCGGCACCCTCAGCAGCGAGGATACTCTTCGCAATCGCTCTGTCGATACGGTCACTCACCAAGACCACCTCATTGGTCTTGGCCTTGGACGAGCATCTCGGTCAGTTGCTTCTGCGTAATGGTGACTGGTTCTGCAATGAGCATAACGTCAAGCTCAATGGTCTTGGAAGCAATCAAGGTCCAGTTATCAACAGCCACACCAAGAAGCAAGTCAGTCACAACGGGGAAACCATCGGGGTGAAGGTTTTCCGTTGGGTACACCATGTGATCGGCGTACATGTATTGCGAGTCAGCTGCAGGGGCACCAACGTTTTGTGGACCAAGGTAAGTTGTGAAAGTCTCAATGTGAAGCACATCGGGAGAAGCAATACCAACATCAGCAGCGCTTTCGTAAGCACGGGTGCTTGCAAACACCTTCAACTGACTGCGTTGCACAGCGGTCGCGGAAACGTTGGTTCCTTTCGACTGGCTGTGAATAAAGTTACCAGTGTTGCCTGCGCCACTGTCACGAAGCATCAAGTTAACTTCTTTGATGCTCAGACCCTTGCGTTCAAGGGTGGACACGTATTCGGACAAGTCAAATCGTCCGTACACGGTCGTCTGGTCACCAGAAGAATCTGGTGTAAACTGCAGTCTGTCTCTCAAAATCAAATCACTTTTTCCTTTTGCCATGTATATGCCTCCCCCACTGGGGTGTTCTTGCCCACGGTTTGGTTACTTATAAGAGTATTTAATGAGGCGAACATGTTCGTACTTTGGTTTATGCGGACCCTGTGCAGTATCAGGGTTAACAGGTATCAGTATGGTATTGGGTGAGACTCGCAGTTTGCTTCCGTTCGCTCGGTCGTCGCTCCCTTCGGTGAGCGCTCCTCCTCGCAGCACTCTTATCGCAAACTGCTCGTTTACCTTACCGACAAGATACCAGTTGGAAGTTGGAAAACATGTGTGAAAACAAG